GGGTGGTGCGGCGGCGGTGGTTGGTTGTGTTGTATCGTTCATAGCTTTTCATACCCTGATTGAATGATTGGAAGTCGTTTTGAATACGGCGGCAACTGCAGCTCTTGAAGGTCAATGGTATAAGCTGGCCAATCGTATTTTCTAGCTTGATGCAAACGGTGCATGGCCGTTTCAAACAACTGAAGCCCGTGAAACATATCGTCTTCAGTCAGCTTGAACCAAGACACTTGAAACGGGGGCACATTCTCAACCACTACAAAAATAAATTCTGTGAAGGCATGAACGCCGCAATACTCCAATAACTCGGGGCAATTGTTGCAAGTGTTTTTGTACATGGCCGCCGAAAGATCATATCTAAATTTGATAATCGCATCAGCGAACCCAGAATATGAACCATCCATGGCGCTCTTTAAATCGACAATACAAGAGTGACCACGGGGCAACCAGTCGGGACGGACCTTAATAATCTCACGGTATTCAGTTTGATCATCACGGCTTAGACCGTTGTACCACTGATAAACACTGGCTTCGGCGGTGCCATCAGCAAACAAGTGTTTTAGCATAGGGTGCTCAAGCACGTTGGCAGCCATCACCTTGGCGTATTCATATTGCTTTTGGCTGATGATATTCATACCGGGGTTGGCTGCTTCGGCTTCCCGTTGCGCCTTCCAGTAATCGGATTTAATCACTAGGTTTTCAGCATCAAATCTGTGCGGCTCCATCACCAGCGTATGAACAGCGGTGCCCAATCGCATGGTGGCGGTGGCTTTAAAGCTAGACCTTTTTTCCAATGCTTTAGCCGGTGAATACTCCAAAAGCATTTTTAAAAAGCTTGAGCTGGCCCCCTTGCTTTTGCCGTGGTAAAACTCATTTGACAGATCAAAGTAAACGCCGGGCGGCATAATGCCTGTTTCCAAGTAGTCAATCATTTTTAAACTGCTCACTAATAAATGCCTTCTCTTCAGGCGTGACCGCTGTGGACCGTACAAACTGCAGAGAATCAAGCTTGGTTCGAGTCATTACGCAGTTATGAAGGCGCGCAAAGTGTGCCAGTGCAACCTTGTCCATGGTGTCAGCGAACATATAAAACCCATCTGTGTTGCTTTGCAGTGGGTGGTTGTTAGCCTCAACCCATTTAAAAACAGTTTCAGCGGGGATCAAGTCAGTGGGGATCCGAACAAACATCAAACCGCCTCCGATTGATAAGCGGCGCGCTTAAAGTGCTCAAAGCTAACCACCCGGTTTTGCCTCACCACTTCAGCCATGTTGGCGTAAGTGATACGAGCATCATTTTCACCGCGATCAGTCAGCGGGAATGATTGCCATTGAATCAGGGTGCAGTTTGATGTGATGCCAATGCCAACGAGCCAGCGGCTTTTGAATTTCTTGATGTTGACGGTTAATCCGTTTTTTCTAAACATTGTCTTCACTCTCACAGTCAGGGCAAAAAGGTTCACCGTGAACTTCACCAACGCCGTGGCATCGATCGCAGCACTGAGACTCAACGCGCCCTTCACCAGAGCCATTGCACCCGCTGCAAAGATGGAAGGTTTGCATTTCCTTCTCGCAGCTTGGGCACGTTGGCTTGGGGCGCCGGGGTCTTCTTAAATAGCTCACTTAGACATGCCTTCAATGGCTTTCAGTTCGGCCACTTGCTGGCTACGGCAAGGACCAGAAACAAGCTGGCCATCACTATTGGTGTAAACATTGTAACCATCGTCACCCACCACAATGGTGATGCTGCGACCGTTAACACTGCAAAGCTCACCGCCTTCAAATTCAACTTCTGCTTTGGTAAAAGTAATATTTTTCATTTCACACCTTTGCTTTTGTTGATTTAACGTGCCGCTATCACCTCAACACAATTAAATATTGGCACATCGACAAAGATCCTGCAACATTAAATTGTTCAATTGACCAAGATTTTACATTTGGATAGGATGTTCCTATAGAAATTTAGATTAAATAAGCTTTTTTTATAAGTTTGGAGAATGAAACTTGATTAATAATCTAGTGAAAATACGGTCTGGCCAGAACAATAAAGGCATCAAGTTGAAGGCCAAAGAGTGCGCTGGCGGCATGGGTGTAGACCCTTCGACCTACTCACATTATGAAAATGGCAAGCGAGAACCCACCCTCTCTTCACTCGAAATCTTGTCAAATTGGCTCTATAAAGAGCATGAGATTGATGTGACCCTTGACGATTTTTTCACTATCGAAGACTAAAAAAGTTGACAAATTGGGAAACTTGAAACTATCATTAATTAATTGATACCGATTCGCTCTGACTTCTACGGTTATTACGGTATTCCAGCTAGAAACGAATCTATATAGCTGGCCACAAGCTGGTACGTGTGAATAGTGTTTAACGGGACGCCCCAAGAACAAGCAACCAGTTTTTTGTAGGCGTGACAGCGGGAGAGACTGCACTTAGTTTAACTGAGCGTTGATAGCGCTACGAAAGCAAAGGGTTTAAATCGTAAAGCCCTTTTTAAAGTGCCCCTATTGGGGGTCTCTGACCGTCGCAGGTCTTCCTTTGCTACCCACTATCACCAGTGGGGGCACTCTAAAGAGAGTTTTAAAATGACGTTACAAGAGCAACTTCAAGCCGCCGAAGACAAGCTTTCACTGTTACAAGCAGAGTACGACAATGCTGTGATCGAGAAGGAATATTGCAAGCAAAAGCTCAGAGAATTGGACAAAATAACAGCTGAGTTGGGTGGCCAATACCGTGGGTATTGTGGCCATATCAAGTACCAAAAGAATGTAATTGCCGCCATCAAGAGCGATTTAAAAGATCAAAATGCAGACAATTTCGGGGCGGTTTAGCTAGTGCATCATTACCGAAAACACATAAAAGATTACCGAGCTGACACGCTTGGGCTAACCCCTCTTGATCACGGTATATACAACCTTTTGATCGAAGAATGCTACCTAAGTGAGCGCCCCTTGCCTTCAAATATTGATCAAATAGGGCGCACTATTGGGGTCCGAACTGATGTTGAACTTGCCTCTTTAAATTACATTTTAGATCGTTTTTTTGATAAGAATCATGACGGTGAATACACTCAAAATCGTATACAAAACGAGCTGAAAGCGATCTACGAGAAGTCTGAAAAAGCTAGACAAAGCGCTCAAAAAAAGTGGGATAGGCAGCGCGAAAAAGAACAACTGGATGATCAGCGGAGCTTAGATATTGACCAGCAATCATGCGAATTAGATGCGAACGCATCAAATAATCATGCGAACGCATCAAAAACCGATGCGAATGACATGCTACCCAGTAACCCATTACCCAGTAACCCATTACCCAGTAACCCATTACCCACTACCCAAGAAGGTCAAAATATTAGTCCCCCCTTAGCTAAAAAGTTTAAAAAACCAACAACTGAGCAAGTGGCCGATTACATGCTTGAAAGGACAGGACGTAGGCCAGAATTTGAACACGAAAAGTTTATTGATTTCTATGAATCAAAGGGCTGGAAGGTGGGCAAAAATCCAATGAAAGATTGGAAGGCAGCCGTTAGAAATTGGCTCCGTTCAATGGATCAAAAAACAATACAGAAAATCAATCAGTTCAAAACCAAGGGCGAGATTTCCAAAGAAAAAAATGATCAAGCCGTTCAAGAATTTCTAGCCAAGCACGGGAGCCAACATCATGACGATGACAGCCGAAACGATAGCGACAGCCAGCAAGGTACTGGAGACCGTTTACCAGCGCCCGATGACCCCGGAGATTTTGGAGATTTGGCTATCGATTTTTGAGTATGTGCCAGAACGTGAATTTGTTGAGGCGCTGAAAAAACACCTGACGGATCCCGACCAAGGGAAGTTCTACCCAACGCCAGCCCATATTCTCGACAACTTGGTACTTGGTGAAAAAGCGATCAAGGCCATTGCTGCTCAACAATTCGACAACAACCCGGGCATCGATGGCAATCCCATGTGGAACCAATCCCGTGAAACCGATTTTGAGCGCAACATGAGAAAACGGGAATGGATCCAACAAAGCGTCATCGAGTGGCAAGCCATGCCGTTTCAACAAAAACTTAGGCACTCCGGGCTGATCACTGAAAAACAATTTCAAGCGATCGATCAAAAACACACTGCAGGGGTGGGCCATGAGAATCAAGCGTAAGCGGTTGATCATCACACCACCACTGGCCGGGTTCACATCAGGACCGCAAAGTAATTTCAAATACTCGTTTGCTGTTCAGTTCGAGGGATCCGAAGCCGTTTATTTTTTTGAGCAAATCGTGCCCGTTTACCAAGTGACCAGCTACAAGCCATTCACCAAGCAACGGCGAATGATCTATTCGATGTTCAGGCGCAAGCTACACCAAACCATCAAGTCACTTGAGGCCAAAAGCTGATGGGCGCATTCAACCCAGAGACACCCACCAAGCCGGTCATGGCCAATGACATCCCACAGCCACCGGATCATTGCACATCGTCTGATTGCAACCCAACGCAGCCACGCAAGGCGGTGATCAATTACGTGGAAGTCATGTCTGAATACAAGGGCCGAATCATCGTGCCACCCGGTTACTTCAGGCCCACACTAGCCAACGGCCGGCGCATGGTCCGTGATGGGCTGGATTTCCTAAGCTGGCACACCCGGTGCCCTCAGTGTTACGACTCGGACCCGGTAACAAACATTCACCACACCGCATCAAGGGGTTAACTATGAGCAAATATCTACAGACTACCGCCAAAGACGCCTACGGGGTTATAGCGAAAATTCAAGCGCTCGAAAAAAAAGCTGAATCACTAAATCTCAGGATTCGATTAGAAGAAAATTACTTCGTTGTGGAGGTTAACGACACCAAACCACAGATGAAAAGTATTCAGCTGACATCGTTGGCCGCCGTTGTTGGGTTCATGAATGGCTTTGAAAAAGGTGTTGATTATGATAAAAAATATGGGATACCATTCTGATGAACAACAATAAAACAAAGCAAAATCCCTCGCGCGCGTTTCAAAAACCAGAGTGCCCACCGCTGTCATCACCTGCATGCCCACGCAGAGAATCATATTATTATGTTCGCTGGTTTACTTGGGTTTACAGCTGCAGAGAAAACCGCCACGCCATCATGCTGGAGTTCTAGCCATGACTGATTCAAAACTCACACCTAAACAGCAAGAATATTTAAACGATCTAAACGCAACCAAGAGAGCTGAATTTTGGCAAAAGGTTTTTCTTGAAGTGATTGGGCCTTGCGTTGAAAAAACTGATTGGCTTGGTGAGCCCTACAATGGGGATTTAAAGTTATTCAAGGAGCGCGTGGACCTTGCCGCTGATCTTGCTGATCTATCGTTACATGAAGCCGAAGATGCCGGGATGATTTAGCATGGCTGAAGGCATAACGGTTGAAAAAATATTGCAAGCACGGCGAATCCTGAAGGAGAACGAACGCATGCCATTAAATCAAACACAATCCAGAATGATTGAATTGCTAAGCCAAAAAGAATACGTTCGCTTAGACATGATCAAATTCTTTGAAAGAGAATTGGGCGATGTGAAGCCAAAGCAAATCATCGTTGAGTTTGACAGACTCATTGCAAAGGGTGAGATAATCAAGGCCGGTGTTGTTTATCGCCGCAAGGTGCAATCAACATTTGTTTTGAAGAATATGCGGGGGGCAAGACAACGTGGCGACTAAAAAACCAGAACAGCGTGATGTTGATTTGGCGGCGTGGGTGCCGGACGTTATTGTTCCCTCTGAATTTCGTGGTGACTCGATGTATGAGAAATCTCTCAGGAAAATAAAAGACAACGGCACAGTCAGCGCCAAGTTCAAACTCAACAAAAGCGTTAGGATAGCCAATGACGCCATTCAGAAGATGATTGATAGCTGTGTCTAGAAACCACCGCACGTTGAACAAGACGGAGCGCATTAACATCCGGCGAAGGCTTCGTGAAATTCATGGCGACAATTGCCACTGGTGCGGTGAACCCATGATCTTCAATCGAACACGCAGAAGACAGAGCAAGAATCAACGCGCCACCATTGAACACTTGATTGCTAGGGGTGACGGTGGCACTGATGATTTGGATAATTTAAGATTGGTTCACTTGAGGTGCAACCGATGATGAATGATTGGCCAGACATGCTTTGCCCATTCTGCGTGGGCTTTCACCCGGTAGGATGCTGCCCTATTCAACTGAGAAAAACACCATGTCACAGATCAGATACATCGTTAACGGGAACCCATTCGGCAACCAACGTGCAGCCGATGGAAAGCACGGAAAGTACCTGCCAGCCAAATCCCGAAAGTACCAAGAAAACATAGCGTGGAACTTTAAGAAAGCGTTAGGTGGTGCGGTGAAGCCCACTGGCCGACCAATCGAAGTGTCAGTGCTCGCGTTTTACCCGGTCCCAAAGAGCTGGCCAGTGTGGAAACAGGAAGCGGCGCTTGCCGGTGACATCGTGCCCACGGTCAAACCTGATGTGGACAACATCGAAAAAGCGATCTATGACGGATTGAACGAAGTGGCCTATCACGATGACGCCCAGATTGTGAACGTGAACGGATTCATCAAGCGCTACTCACGGCAGCCACGGGTTGAGATCACCATTGGCGTGATGGATCTGATGTCAGCCAACTGTACAAAAACTGACTATGACGCATGGTGTCGAAAAATTAAACACGTTGACATGCTGGTTTGAATGGTTTTATTATCGCGCCCGATTGCAGAGTAAACCTTGACCAGATCACCTTGAGGGCTCCACCGTGCCAAGAACTCGAAACGTACAGACACCGAACAGCCCAAGTGCCGAAGCGACCGCTGAAGCCAATGACAAGGTTGAGCAAGAGCAAGCCGCCGCACAGCTTCAGGAAGCCGAGACACCAACACCAGCACCGGAGTTTTCTGAAGAGCAACGCGAATACCTGAAAGGCTTGATGGCTGAAGCGGCCAAGAGTGGTTATGACCAAGGGCGCGCTGATGCCGCACACCGGGAGGCCGCACCCAAAACATCTGCATCAAACGTGGCAAACAGCAAAGACGTAGATCCCACGAAGATCACCAAGGCTGTTTTGACGGAAGTGGGCTACATTTGCCCAATGCCTAAGCCACGAAAAAGCGCTTAATCCGCTTAATTACCCGGTTCAGCTGTCATGGGATGCTCAGACTTTAACCCAATCGAAGCCGTAGATAACGCTATCGAATCGGTTGGTGATCGAACATTCAGCCCTGATCTACCTGATGCACCCAAGCCCCGTGATCTTGAGGCTGAACGCCTTGAGGCTGAACGACAAGCCACGATTGAAGCCAACACCCGGCGATCTGACCGCAGACGAAGAGCCAGAGCCGCAAGCCTTGACACCACATCAGCGCAACAACGCGCCCAAACAAACAGTTCTTTAGAGTCAGAAACCAGATCAACATTAGGGTGATCACATGACCAATGGTCAAAACGTAGTCACTCGCTTTGAACACATGCAAAGTGTTCGTGATCCACTGGTTCACATCTACCAAGATTGCTTTGATTTAACCTTACCCATTCGCGGTGAAGGGTTTTATTCGCTGGATTATTCATCAACGGGTGCCGCTCATAAGCAGCGCCGGATTCTGGATAATACCGCCACCCGGTCTCTGCGTGATCAAGTTTCACAGCTTCAAGATGGCCTTACGCCTGAACAGGTGCAATGGTTCGATCTGTACTTGAATGACTCCACCGATGATGACAAGCGCTGGCTATCCAATGCCGCAAAGGTCATGTGGGAATCATTTAACGCTTCAAACTTTGCCAGTGAATCGATGGAATGCCTGATTGATTTGGGTGTTGCTGGTTGGTTTGTGCTCTATATTTTTGAAGACGAGTTCAAGCAAGTACAGTTCGAGCACTGGCCATTGGCCCAATGTTTCATAGCCAGTACGCGCCGGGATAAGCGAATAGATACGATTTACCGCAAGTTCCCACTGACTGCAGCGCAAGCCAAGCATGAATACGGTGACGAGATTCCCCAGAACATCCGGGAAGCACTGAACAACAACAAATTCAATGAAGTGTTCTGGTTCTTGCAAGCCATTGAACCCCGTGAAATCTTTGCGGTGGGTGCCAAGCTTGGCCGGAATATGCCGTTTGCGAGTTATCACGTTGAGCTTTCTAGCAAGAAAGTGGTCCGTGAATCTGGTTATCATGAGTTTCCTTGCGCTGTTCCACGCTGGCTGTCTGTTCCCGCTTCACCGTATGCCGTGGGTCCGACTTATGAAGCGTTTGGTGACATTGGATCAGTCAACGAAATCAAGCGCCTTGAGCTGGCTAACCTTGATATTGCCGTGGGTGGCATGTTCGTGGGTGTCAATGATGGGATCCTGAACCCGCGCACCGTTCGATTGGGTGCCAAGCGCATGGTGATGGCTGCCAGCACGGATTCAATCAAGCCACTGGTGACCGGCACCGACTTCAGGACCGCTTACATCAGCGAAGACCGCATTCAAGAGCAGATTAAGCAAACCTTCAACGCCAACAACTTGCCGCCACTGGATGGCCAGCCACGCACAGCGCTGGAAATCTCAGAGCGCATGAACATTGTGCGAAAGCTGCAAGGCCCGATCTATTCCCGTTCCACTAGCGAGTATTTGCAACCAGCCATTGAACGGGTGTTTGGCCTGAACTTCAGAGCTGGCAAGCTAGGCGATCCACCGCAATCACTGGTTAACCGTAACTTTTCCGTGCGGTATTTGTCCCCGATTGCCAGAGCACAGCGCCAAGAAGAATCAAACGCGATCAAGCGCTTTGTGGCCAATGCTATTGAAGTTTCCCCGGTATTCCCTCAAGCACTCGACACCGTTGACATCGATCAAGCGCAATTCTTGGTGGGTGAAATCGATGGTGTGCCTGATGCCGTGATACGCAAGGGCAAGAAATTGATTGAACACCGCCAACGATTAGCGCAAGCGCAAGCTGAAGCCCAAAACCGGGCCGCCGCTGAAGAAGTGCTGGTTGAAGGTGGAAAGAAACGCATTGCACAGGCTTGATAGAATGGATATTCAGCAAGTTAAAGCGGACCTTAGAAGACACGAAGGTTTGCGTTTGCACGTTTACCAATGCACAGCGGGTGCCAATACCATTGGCTACGGTCACAACATTGATGCCGCATTCAGTCAAGAACATGCCGAAGCCTTGCTGGATGTCGATCTAAAGAATGTTTTGGTCGAGGTGCAATCATTCCCCGGTTACCACAAACTTGATACTGATGACCGCAAGAACGTGATCATCAATATGCTGTTTAATCTTGGGCAGACTCGCTTGAGTGGATTCAAGAAAATGTGGGCCGCTATCGATGAAGGCGATTATCAAAAAGCCGCTGCAGAAATGCGCGATAGTTTATGGGCAAAACAGGTTGGTGTTCGTGCCGTTGAGCTTTCCCACACCATGGAAATGGGCTTTAGAGAGGATCTTTAGCGGTGCATTGGCGGGAAACATTGAGAGAATTTTTACTACTGGCCACTATCAACGTGGCCTTCATCGTTGTGGCGGTTGCGTTTTTATTGCTGCTTCAGGCACAACACCAACACCATGGAGAGCGAACCAATGAACAACTTGAAAGCCTTAGTAATGATCACCTTGATGATTTTGATGAGTGGGTGCGGGATCTTCTTTGAAGACACGTTTGGTGATGGAGAGCTCAACCCCAAACTGAAAGACGAGTATCGACCACTAGCCAGCGCGATTATCACTGTGATTGGCATTGAAAAGCCTCAGATATTGGCCAAGTTAGTGTCTGATTTGCGAGCCATTCAAGATGAAGTTAATTCTGTGAATGACTTGACTGATGATGCCGCAAATCGATTGATTGCCAAGAACCTTGGGAGCAAGGCTTTGCTTTATGCGTCGATCCCTGAAGTGCAAGCGGCTTATGGTGATGTCATTAATTTGCTGAATGGCACTGAAATCGAAGTGGACCAAAAGCTTGAAGATTTGGATGTTCGCATAGAGTCATTGATTCAGGCGATAGAATTGCGTATCTTGACGCCCATTGAGGATAGTTAGCCATGACCCTTTTGACCAGCGATACCGCATACACAGCACTTGAGCTTTCAGAGCGCGTTTACTCACGGTCTACCCTTACCGTTGGGCCTGATGCGTTTTATGTGGAAGCCTTGCCCCATAAGGGTGAAGTTCATGCGGCTATCGCTGGCTCAAATGATCGCAAAGATTGGCGTGATAACTTCTGGTTTGCTCGAAAAAGATTTGGTGATGTCCGGGCTCAAAAGCGTTGGTATCAGCGCGCCGAAGATTTCATGATGCCATTGCATGAAGAGCTTCTTGCTTATCCAGATTTGAAGTGGGTGATTGAAGGCCACAGCTATGGTGGCGCCGCTGCTTCATGTTTTGCTGAGATAATCCAAAGGGTTGATACAGTCGTCACATTCAATTCACCAAAAGCTTTTCAAAAGTTCTACAGTCCTGAAGCTGAAGACACAATAAAAAACAAATCACATCATTTCATCAACACCGCTGATGTCGTCTGGTTAGCACCGCCAAGAAATAAGTGCTTTGGCAATGAATACAAGCGCTATATTCGAGGCTTTGGCCCTGAACATTCTGACTTTGAAAAACTAGGTCAGATTATTCACCACTATCTAGGCGATAGACCTGCAGCATGATTTTCGTGCTTGCACTTTCAGTGGTTGCTTTGTCGTATCTAATGCGCCACCAAATTGAGCGCTTTATTATCTGGCTAATAGTCCGGGAGTATGACAAAGATGAATGAACCCACACCCAACACAAACAACTTCCCGAATATACCGCCATGGGCTTGGTTTATTGCTTATATTGGCGGCGGAAGCGGTATATTTTTTGGCGCGAAAGAATTGACTCCGCAAGTCATGGCGAATGAATTTGTCACTCACTCCGAATTTAATATGACGATGGAGAAAATGGACAAAGAGCTTGCCAATCGTCATGCTTGGATGATGGAGCAGCAACGGCAAATGGGCCAAGTGATGCAAAAAACATCTATCATTCACGATGAGGTGAAGGCCATTGATAACCGTCAACGGGCAATGCACACAGGCATCACGGATGTAGCAGCGAGACAAGGCCGGATGGAAGTGCAAGTTGAAGATACAAAGAACGTGTTAATGCAGATTTTTGATAAAGTCACTGAGTAAGCAACCAAAGGACCAGCACCATGAAGCACTTCAAAAACATCATCACTTTACTGGCCAGCACCTTGCTGGCTTTTTCCGTTAACGCACAGTTTCAAATTCCAGATAGTGCTTGTGATCCTGAAACACTGACTTGCTCAGTGGTGGTGAATTGGAATTGGTCACAACCTAGTGAAAGGGTTGATGGCTCAGAGCTTGGCCCCGATGAGATAGCCAGTTATGACTTGTCATGGGGTAATTCACTGGTCCCGATCACTGGCACATGCGGCCCAACGGTTGAAAACTGTGTGGTGGTTGACGGTCAAACGACTCAAGAACAAACCGCCATCAGTTTGCCGTTCACGCGAGCGGATATTCTCATTGATGGCATGGTTGAGTTTATCGGGCAAGTGGTCTTAGTTGATACCTTGGGGCTGACTAGCGATCCCGGTCAAGTGGTGGTTCAAATGTTGATGCCACCGGGTTTCATTGCTGCACTGACAGCCAAGCCCAACGCAGTGATGAATTTGATTATCACGGTCTTGCCTGAATAAAACATGAAACAGTTTGTTCAGTTAATCGAAGAAGCGGGTGGGTATGTAAACCCCTCGCTTATTTTGCTTGTGGGTGAGGACGCCTTACATGGTGAACTAAGCCTTGCGGGTGTGCCTGATGATGAGCTTGCGATTAGAGTTCCCTACAAGCTTGAAGAGTTTTTTCACTCTCTAGGTCCGTGGGCTAAGTTCTGCGAGTCATTGGGTCAGGAGATTACATATCAATGGTACAGAGCCAGGGAGCCCTTATTGCCCATACTGTCAGCTTGTGGCCATTCAGATAATGGCGGAAAGCTAATAGCAGCGAAAGACGGTTGGGAACTTTACGGCACTACTTGTTGTTATTCTGAAGATAAGAATGTATTAAGAAATTTATACGGAATTGAAAGCTGATGCCAATCACTGTAGCCAGCACCTTACAGAAAAAAGACAGAGGTGGTATCGACCACTCCAAGGTGTTAATTGTTTATGACACCGCTGATGGCACGGGTACAGACTCGCAATATGATATTGCCAACACTTATCACAGTGCTTGGGAGCTAACACTTGCGCCTTACGGTGTAGACCTTTCGGCCACTAATGCTGACAGCAATGCAAGTATGTGGTCATTGTGGATGGAATCACT